GCCTTTACTTATAATTTGGGGAAGTTTTGGTTTAGGAATATATCTTTTAAATTCTAATCCATGCTTTTCAGCAATAATTTGTTGCTCTAACATCTCTAATTGTTTGAATATAGAAGCGTGTTTAGGGCAATAAGTTCCTTGAAGTGGCCTTCCTTTAGTAACATGGCTTAATGGAATTGGTGGACGTAAAACATCTCCCGCTTCCCAAATATGATGTGCGCCACAAACAATACATCTATCTCTAATATTGAACTTATAACCAAATTTAAAAATAAATTTTTTCCTTTCAGGTGTTAATATTTTCTTTAATTCTTTTAGTTGCTTTTTAACACGCAAAGATTTAAACTCATAATTAATTATTGGACCAGCAATTCTAGCCTTTCCACTAATTTTAAGTGGATTAACCATAGAATTATTTTGCCCAATAATATTAGGTGCATATATTTGTTGATTCATATTATTCCCTCAATATTCCTTAACCATAGTCATTATTCCTCGATAGACCATCTCAGGGTCCGATTTGGCTGATATAATATACTTGAAGCATGGTATTCCTCTATCTTGTAACCTTTGCATACCGAGCCTGAATGGTTCAAAAATTGGATGTTTCTCGATTGGTCCGTCGTGTTCATATTTATCCTTCCATAAATCATATTTATTAGCCCATATACCTACTGCTACTGGAAAGTCCTTATCCTTTTTCTTTTTAGATTTTCCCTTCGCTAATCTCCAATAATCATCACATATTATATTTACTAAATATTCCCAACTTAAATGATGTTCTAAATTATATGCCTCGGATAAATGCCTATCATCAATCATAAAAATAATATATTTTACTTTGCGCCTTATTAAATCCTGTTTCCATTCTTCCCAAAATTGACTTTGACCCCCTACATCTGCGGTTTTAATTGTTCTAGAATCCTTATCTATTTTAATGACCTTTCGCCCCGCCCTACCTAATTTTGTTGTTCTATCTTTAATTATTGGAACTTCACCCCTTGTTCTTAATTGATGATGTAATGTTGTTTTTCCCACCTGCCCTGCTCCATATATTCCAAAATTAATAGCGTGTATTCTCCTATACATTCCCGCAACTGCTTCTGCGGTTATAATAGCAAAGCCTGTTAATAGCGTTGCCATTCAATCCCATCCTATTACCCCTTTAAGAGAATCAATACCATAACCTATTATATCAACACCTAATGCACCCATAATATTACCAATTAAAAAGAAAGAAACAGTGAGGATTATTCCCCATGTATATGCCCTAAGTTTTAAAAAAAATACATCGGCGGAATGCGCTCTCGATAAATCATAGGCTAAAGATTGTTCATCAACCCCTAATAATCTATCCAACAAAGGGTATCACCATCACGGCTCAAGTTGTAAAAATGTTTCGGGAACTTCATCATACATTTGAGACTGTTGAAAATATTGATTTCGATTACTTTTATGGTGTTCTCTAATCTTTTCTCTTTGCCTTTCATCTCGCTTTTTCTTTTCCCAATAAAAATCAATTTTACGATTAAGCAACCACATTTCCAATCTTTCATTAACTATCATATCAAATAATGCCTTTTGCATCATAATTATCCCAACGGTAATTAATGAAAAAAGCATCGCATGGGTAAATGGGCTAAATGGTAAATCTCCACCATATACCGAATAAAAATAAACATTCATTCCCGCCATTGCGCCTACATACATTATAGTCATTATTAGTCTTGTATCTTTGTCTAGTGCCGCCATTTTATCTCCTCAATTAAATTCCACAGTGAATTTAGTTCCCGTTCCTACAACATCAGTTACATCAGCATATAACCCAGTTTTGAATATAACCCCATGCATATCTGCTTCTGCAAATGCCGCCCCAGTTGAGGCTAAACCTACATACAATAATCCAACCATATTAGCATCAGTGCAAGCACCCTGCGTTAAAGCATCATGTAATGTAACATAACCAGTATCAGTAGTAAGTGAATAACCATGAATACTAATTAATTTACCTGAACCAGTATAAATTAAAGTATCTGCGCTAAACGCACCACTGCTTCTGCATCCACCAACGCCGGTCATAAAAATTCCTTCTCCATGAAGAAGGCTAAACCGATAAAGCGTATAAGATTACTCATCGGAAGGAGCGTCTTCTTCTTCTTTTGGTTTTATAATAGTTTCTTTGACCCTTGCAGTGATTTTAGCGGCGGTTGATTTCTTAGGCAATACCCTACTTTTAACTTCCGACACATCACAATCTAATTTTAAAGCCATATTAGTAAGAATCCCTTCATCTATATCTTTAAAATCCGCTTCATTAAATTCAATTTTAAGATTAGAAGCATCCATATATAACATTCCCAATTTAACAGAAATGTCTTGAGAAACATCTATTTCAAAAATCTGCCCATTAAGTGCAGTAAATAACCCTGCATTTTGATGGGTTGGTTCTAATAGCGTTAAAGTCGCCAAACAAATCGCCTCAAATTAAGCCCCAAATACGAAGTCTAAATGCTACATCATCAAAGTTATGCCCATTAGAATATTCAGCACAATCACCATCATTATCATAACAAAATATTTTGATACTACTATCACTTGTATAAGCACCTGTAACAACATTAGTTACTTCTATGAAAGCCCCAGTTTTACCGTCATTAGATGCTGTTGATTGGCCTGTTAGTGTTGCGGCTGTAATTGTGCTTAATCCTACATCCGAAGCATTAATTACATCTGCATCGTGATATACAGTCATCTTCACGATACAGTCCACGACATATTCATCTCCAACCACCGAAGGTCTTGCTATCCCTTTATGGTCGTCAAGTATTGTTATAAATTGTTGCGTCATTTTTAATCACCTCAGTAAAGATTGGTAATTTTACCTTGACCCTTAAAGAAAGTGCATCCTGTTTCTCCCATTGTTCGGTAAAGTCCTCGATTTCCGAGGACACCGACACCAAATGGATTTCCATGTGAAATACCATCCTCAAAGTATTGGGTTGGTTTCATAGTTGCAAACCAAAGGTGGTCTGTATCTAATAGAAGCATATCGGATATTTTTGTTCCAGTGTAAGCACCAGTCTTTGCCATATCCTTACAAGGAATCATAGGAATATCATAGTAGGTTGCTACTCGGAATCCGACTTCTGCACCCTTAACACCCTTTACCCCATTATGAGAGGGAATAATTTCTTTAGAATCCATGAATCTTTCTTGAGCCTGTAACAAATCGGAAATTGCCTGTATTGTATCATACCCTGTTAGAATAACCTTTGGTGTTCCACCATTTAATCGAAGGTTTTGAATTGTTGCATTTATTACACTTAGGGTCATTACTCGACCTGCCGTAGCATAACTGCCACCAAAATTTACTTCGGAATCAAGATATGATGCAGTTCTTCGGTCTGTTCCATAAATATCAGTTACATCATCATCAAGTGTTGCTAGATTAGTTGATGAAGTAAGATTGTGAATACCAGTAGTATCAGCCAATTCAGCAGTGCTACTTACTATCTTATTCAATGATGTGTAATTCTGCCTAATCAATCCACTACTGGTATCTGCACCGAGAGTATCATAATTTTCAAGAGGCATAACCATCATTACTGATTGAGATTCTGCATGGAATTTACCCATATCTTCACGAATCAATTTTCGTATATCTCCAACACCATCATCAATCTTTGCCATTTCTGCCGCCAATTCGCTGTAATCAAACATATGAGCGACAATCTTTGGATTCATGTAAAGAGTTGCATATTCTGGTGCTAGTGCTACAAGAGATGTTGATGCAAGGGCTTCGTTTTCACCAACGCCACCTAACAAATCACCATCAGGTTGAGCATTACCCATTGCATTTCCAGTTGTTGTATTAACGGAGAATGCCGCACCAGTTCCACCTTGAGGGCGGGCGGTCATTACTCTCCAACCGCTTGAAGTGTATGGCCTCTTAGGTAGAATTGAAAGTGGGTTGATTTCTTGATTAATCATTGCCCATACTTTTTGGCCGTAAACCATATTGTAAAGTGCAGTTAGATTATTACCCGCAGTTCCATTTAGACTAAGTGCATCACCACTAGAACCAACAAAACCAGAATTGACTGAGAATACACCACCGGCACTCTTCAAAAGAGCATTTGCCCCAGTTCCATTCAATCCATAGCCATAAGTAGCCGCTTCTAGGTCTTTAATTGTATTAATATATGTAGTCATTTTTCATGCCCCCTCAAATCTTTCAATTAGAGCATTAATATCATTCCAATCCATTTTAGCAATTTCTTCTCCATTAGGGATATTTAGTTCAGCAATTACCTCTTCTTGTTTTTGGATGATAGTATTCTCTTCTTGTTTGAGTGAATCTAGTAGGTCAGTAAATTGCTTCTTAAGCGTATCTACTTCTAACTTAGCATCATAATTACTTCTTTCAATTTCACCAGTCTTTGATACCATTTCTGTATCAAAGCGTGATTGAAAGTTGCCCTTAATCTTATCATAAGCCAACTTTTCTAATTGTTCTGCCTTAAATTGGGTGTAAGCCTTCTCTAGATTTTCAACTGATAAATCTAAAGTCGATTGGTCTTCATATTTAGCCATGTATTTACTATCTAATTGTGGGTGTGCATCATCCACCATTTCTCCAGCATTTCCGGCTTCTACTTGACCCGTAGCCAAATCTGGTTTCGATTTATAAGCCCCTTCAAAATCATCATCATCATCAGGTTCAGTTTCGGTATCTAACATCTCAAGACTTTCATCAGGCATATTAGGATTTTGACCTTCTACATTTTCTATATCATCAATTTCTTCTTCATCATCTTTCTCTAAGTCCGACATTTCAATTGCCCCCTCTACTGTTTCTGGATTTTCTTTAATCTTCTTTATATTGTTTTCTGTTAATTCTGCTGTTTTTGCCAAATTATCGCCATTATTAATCTTATCCAAAGTCTTATTTAATTCATTTAATGCATTTTCAATTTCATTCATATCATTACCTCTATCTTGTTTTAGAATATCAAATCTTGCTTCAGGGTTAATCCCCTTTTCACATACAGTTACTTCATGTAATTCTAATTTAGAGATTTCATTGTAATCTCCATATTCTTTATGAGATTTCTTTTTCTTTTCTAAGGCTTGACCCCCAATAGAAAATGAGCGCAAAGACCCATCTCTAATTTCTCGACTAACTTCTTTGGCCTTTTCAATATCTTCTCTTATTTTTATTACTACGAAAAACCCAACATCATCAACCTCAGTTTTCCATAATCTACCTTCTTTATCTCTATATTGGGGAACAACTTCTCCTACTTGAACATTAGAATGATTAGTCATTACATTTCTAAATTTAGGCGTCACCATATATTTTTTAACTGCTTCGTGTAATGCCTCTAAAGTGATTAAATCATTTTGTTTATCCACCATTTCAATAGAAGCATAACCACCAATAACTAAATCATCTGCTTTAAGAATATCAAAAGAATCCTGCCGCAAGGGATTAATAGTTTTGAGCATAACAGCAGAACTCATATTAACTTTGAATTAAAACAACTATTTTAATTCTTCCGATATTAAATCCGAATATTTATCATCTGTAATATCCCATATACCATCATCACTACTAGAATCAACAGGTTTAGTTTTTAATCCAGTCCACGCTAACCACATATCTTTACCCTTAACAGGTATTACTCTTACATGAAATTTTGTATCGAATTTATTACCTTGTAAAATATATTCATGATAACCATTTCTTTGAACCCCTAATTCAACATCTCCAGAATCTATTAATTTTCCTTTTCGGAAATTAGTTTGAATTTGGGCAGGGAATTTACCAGATTTACCAAATAAAGAAAATATATCATCTTCGGATTCTATTTTTATTTCCCATCCTATTGTAGTATCGTGTAATTTAAAAAGAATTGAAAGAGTATCATTATTATGATAAATTTTAAAATCCCCCTTTCTATATTTATCGGGGGTTTTGTATGCTTTTTCTAATGTTCCTTCATTAGCAATAAATTTCCCATTACCTAAATAATCAACATCTTCTTGATGCCTAAGCCAATTCATCATTTTCTTTGAATCACTACCAAATACATTATTAAATTCCTTTGGATTATTCTTTTTAACATATTCTTCTATTTCGGAAAATAGAGTTTCCCCATCTTTTTCAAGTAAAAAATTTCTAATTGAGACTCTTAAATAGGCTTTTTCTTCTTTGAGCATATCTTCTATTTGGGTTTTCCATACATCTAAATCTATTAATGAATTTTTAGCCATTAAATTATTTTCTTCAAAACCATAGAATGTAAACCCATCCATCTCCCCCTTTATTATCACGGTCGCCTCTCCATGAATAGAATCAGTAATAGAATATCCTTTCTCTAAAGCCTTAACATCATAATTTAATGATTTTTTAGTATCTTTAGATAACATTTCCAAAGTAATTAATTTATCTGGTGTTTCTACTTCAGGAATTTCAATTACTTTAGCAGAAAACAAAGTATAACTTCCATCTTTATTTTTCTTAACTTCATCTACCTTTACCCGAATTATATCACCAATATCTACTTCTGTTTTAGTATTAAGGGCTTTACCAACATTAAGATATATTCTTTCATTAATGGTTTTAGTATTCTTTTGTTCTTCATCAACAGGACCAGCACCTAAAGTATAGGTGAACATATTAGATTTGGTCGTCTTCTTTTCTAATACTACTAAATCTAAATCTACAAATTTTTTCCATTTAATCCATTTGGGGTTTTTCTTTGTTCCTATAAAATAAGTAGAAGTAAGGTCTTTGATAACCACACCCTCTGCCGTGGGAATTTCCATTATTTCCTTTGCGTAATCTTCAACTTGTTTTATTGAATCCGCAAAACGGGTATCTTTTTTAGATGGAAAGGCTAAAAATTCATCCGAATGGGTAGAATAATTATTGAAAAGGATTTGCAATCTTTCGGATAATGGAGCATCATGTAATTCGGTATTCTCATTTCTCATAATATCAAATACATGAGCCTTTAAAACAGCATTGGATTTTTTATCTTTGAATATGCGAGCCACTACTTCTGCTCGATGTAGTGGGTTTTTCCCATCAAATAACATTAATTCAGCATCAAGTATGCAATCTCCAAAATGTTTTTTCTTCATAATTTCTACTTGTTTAGGACAATACTCGGTTATATCTTTTCCATTAAAAGAATAAATCTTAACCTTATTATCTATTTTATGAATTTGAATCCTCATACCATCGTATTTTTCTTGAACTACATAATCTCCAGTAAATCCTTTAAGTTCTTTTAAA